TTGCCTCGCCCACTTCATTTTTGGTGTTACGTCCGAATCCGGAGACACGGAATAGTCATACGTGGGCCACTTGACGTTTTCGATAAAAGGGTCCACAGGTGACTATATGACTACGCCGTTAGTGGTCCCTGAACATGTTGTGAGGAGAATTGCCGTAGCAGCGTCGGCTCATCCGCGGACGGTTCGGCGGGTGCTCACGGGTCAACGAACCAAGGCGATGACAAGGGAGCGCATCGAAAAGGCGCTACTAGAGGCTGGCATCGCTCTCGTAGAAACAAGGACCCCGTGATTGCGCGGTTCCTTGCCAGGACGAAGCTGGCAGATCGTCCTCGCCCAGGGATGGATATCGTCCGCACATGTCAGCTAAACCGACAGGAGAAGAAAACCCAATGAGCGACCATCACGCCAATCCCCGCGCCCAGCTGAACGACACGCTGCCGCCGCTGCTCCCCGTCGGCCATCGGGTGGGCACCAGCGTTCAATTGCAAGTCATGCCCAATGCCAACGTGATGCTCGTGCCTCAGCACAAGATGCGAACCACTGCCGATGGCGTGGTCGAAGTGCTGGCCGGAGAGCCAGAGGAATGGCAAAAACCACCCGAAGGCGTAGAGGTGTTTGAACTCGGCAAGCCGCTACCGCCCGAGAAGTGCGACGTGGTGGCAATCCTGGGAGCGATGGTTGAGGACACGCTGGGCCCCAAGCTGTTGGGTGCCGGCGGGCAACAACCGCGGGGTCGCGTCTCGTCGGGGCCAATGGCGATACTGGCGCGAGTTCCGCTGGTTCAGTGGCAGGCGCAGCACCGGGGCGGGCTTCGGGGGCCGGTCGCGTAGTGGTCTCCTTCTTTGCTGGCACCTGCGAACTCTGCGGCGAGCCCAATGCCAAGCCTGCCCCCACTATCTCCGGTCAGGTCGTAGGGCGCGAAACCTGGGACATGCCGTGTCCCTGATTTTCCGCCCTACGCCTACTGAATTTCCGCTAGCCGCGCTTCCAGGGCCGCGCGCAACTCGGGATCCAATCCGGATAAATCGGGCTCCCAGTCCTTGCCCTCGACGCTCGGCTCGGCGCCGAATCCATCGTCGACCTCGACGTCGGGCCCTTCGTCGTCGATACCCTCATCCTTCGCTTCCTCGGGTGACAGCGCTGTGACGGTGCACGAGCAATTGGGGTGCAAGGGAGGATGGTGGTCGCTCCAAAACGGGTCATCGGCCGGCAGCACAACGCCGTGGCAGTCGTGGCAGGTATCGCACTCTCGATCGTTGTCGGTGTCGTCGTATCGCCAGTAGGGACGAGCCTCTTTGACGGCTGGCGCGCTGTTGATCGCGTGGCGTCCCTCGGCGTAGGCCGTTTGGATGTTAGTTCGGAAGATGGTGTTACCGGTGTATAATCCGGCTATTCCGAAGTAGCCGTGAGCCGTAGAAAGGTTGTACACATGACCGCGAAACTTCCGGACCGAATTCGAGATCACGCAATCGAACTGTATCGTGGAGGGCTGAGCGTCGTGAAAATCGGCCCGATGCTCGGCACCACTCCAACCACCGTGGCGGGATGGGTGAAGAGGGCAGGGATTACCCGCAGCCTTTCCGATGCGAGAAAGCTTCACTTTGCGCGCGGCGGACAGCCGACCCGCCAGCGCAGTGACATACCGGTAGAGGATCTCGTTTCCAGGTACCTTGCCGGCGAGAGCGCGAATTCGATCGCGCATGACCTGAAGGCCAGCCATTGCGCGATAAGCGCTCGCCTGCGCAAGGCCGGAGTGCCCTACCGGTCGGTCGCAGAAGCCGCACCTCTTCGACCATACGACCAGATGCAGGCACACGGGGCAGAACGCCGAGCGCGCAAGGTTGGCTTCGGGGAAGAGTTGGTGGCGCAATGGCTTGCGGAGCGGGGCGAGCGACCCGAGCTCCAGGTGCCCGTCGGCAAGTGCAATGTCGACATAGCCCTTGGAACCATCGCCGTGGAAATCGAGAGGGTTGGATTCAACCCTCTGCGGTGGCCGCGCGCGCGCAAGAGAATCGAATACCTCAGCGATCGTGGGTGGGCGGTCGTCTCCATTCTGGTTTCCCCCAGGACCAGGGTCTTGGTTCCCGCTGTAGCCGATCAGCTCGTCGCCATTGCGAAGGCTGCCCGCGAGAACCCAACCGCGCCTCGTCAGCATTGGGTGATTCGGGGTTGTGGTGAGGTTGCGGCCGTGACTGGTGACGATTTCGCAAACACGACCCTCGTACCACCGTCGGTGAGCTGCCCGCACCACGGCGCCACTTACCGTCGTCCCCCCCACTAGGCACTCGATTCGACCCGGTATCTCCCCGCCCCACTGGTCGATCAGCTTGTCCGCCACCTCAGCGCGAAAGTCCGTGATGGCCGTGCCCTTCTCGACCGCCTTGTCGATGGCGTCGAGCACCGACTGCAGCACGTTGGTGCGTGCCACCTCTGCGACCGTGAAGGCGTGGGCGCGCTCCTCGACCTGCATGGTGTTCCATACCTCCTTGGGCACGGGCACGCGCTTACGGACGGACGCGATGGCCTCCGCGTAGCGCTCGCTATCTTTGATCTGCAGGTCAGCCATGGCCTACTTCAGCACGTTGGCTAGAGCCGCCTCGCGACCGTGCAGGCGCGCCAGGATGTTGACCTGGGCCACCAGCTTTTCCAGCCCAGCGACGTCGGCGCCCTTGCGTCGAGCCTCGGCCACGATGAGCCGGCGCAGGTCATCGTACGAGGTCGCGCCGTCCACCGCCGCCAGCACCTGCGTGATGAACGGCCGCAGAGTCTTGCTTGCCACGCGCGCCGCTCGGCTGGCCTGCGCCACCTGGTACTTGGCGCGCTTGCGGGTGGTGCCGGTTCCTGCACTCAACGTGAGGGCCTCTGATAGCTGGTGGGCGGCGCCGAGGTTCATGGTCGCCCCTTCGGCCGCCGGGGTGGTCCCCTGTTCGTCACTAGCGCCAGGTGGGGATGCGCCTGATGCTGGAGGTGCCGCCGGCCGCAGCGCCTGCATCTGCTTCAATCGCGCCGCCAGCTCGTCGCCCTCGAGTACCGGCAGCCCGTGCGCTTCGAGGATGGCCACCACGTCGAGCTCGGGCGGCGCCGATGCGACAGCCGACACCACGGTAAGAAGCTCCTTGGCGTCGTCGAGGGGGTCAGCGGGCGCGGTGATTTGAGCCTTGGGATAAGGGGCCAACTCCGGATCTCCGTAGTTGTAGCCCGTCCACCATGACAGAACCTGGTTGCGAAATTTCATGAAGAAACGAGCGTCGTTGCGCTTGATGTCGCCGCGAACCATTTCGTGGACCTTGCCAGCGGCAAGGCTTCCCGCCCCGCTCACCTCGGTGGTCAGGTTCTGGCCGAGTACCCGCACGGCGATGTTGGTGTTCAATCCCTTCTCGCGATCTCCGAAGATCTGCCAACCCTCGCCCTTGGCCTCCACCACGTCCACGTCGAACCCAGGGGAGCCATTCTCGCCTTGAGGGCAAATGATGGTCGGCTCGGCTCCGAGGTTGCGCAGGCTGGCCCCAAAGCGCGCCTTGTCCTCGGTGTCCGGGCCGGGGGGGGTCAAGCCCTTGATGATGCCCATGCCGTACTTCTCGGACCGGCGAGCGGCGTCGCGCTGGTTCCACGTGCGATCGAGGTAGGGCACACCGAGCGAGCGCACGAGGCCGCCCATCCACGAGCGGTATCCGCCCATGACAAACCACTTGCCGTCGCTGCGCGGCTCTTCGTCCGTGCGGGGCAGGTACACGAGCGGTTCATTCCACGCGGTAACAGTGTATTTCCAGTTCGACCAGTTCCACCGCACGAAACGCGGATGCCAGGGAATTACGCGCGGAATCCACTTGCCGCCCTTGTGGTCCCAGACGATAGGCCCGTAGGAGAAACCGAGGCCCACGTACCACTTGAGCAGCTCCCTCGCGTTGTCAGGATCTAGCATGTGCATCCACAGACCGTCGTCCTGTGTGCGGTCGCTGCCGCCCAATTCATCCGCGAGCCCCCTGGCCTTCTTGCGGTCGTCCACCGGCACAAACTCAATGTCGGCGGAAAGCAGGCCATCGATCCGAGTGTCGACCACGGCGGCGATCCTGTCGTCGCTGAGGCACTCTTCCCAGAACGTCGCCGACTGCATGAAGTAGCCCTGCTCGTGCTCGACCATGATCGAACGGTAGTTGGCGATATTGTCGGTCGTCCGCCAGTTGGAGGAAACTGGCAGCTGTCGGAACTCTCGAGTGTCTGGTCTCATATGTCGTCCCTCTCTCTTCACCTATACGCTTCTAGCGCCTCGGCTTCCAGTGCGGCGCCAGCTTGGGGTAGCTGACAGGCTGGTGCCGTCGCGCCACATTGTAGGCGCCGGTCAGGCAATCGACCTGGTTGTCCTTGCGCGAGCCAACGCCGGTGAACCGCTGCACCTCGCGCAAGAATGCCTTCACGTCCCAGTCGACTTCCTCGGCGTGTGGAACGGTGATGAGACCGCGGCCCCAAGCGGCGGCCGAGGTTTGCGCACGCTGGAATTTGTCCCCCACGGGGAAGTCCTCTTTGATTCGCAGGTCAGGATCGATCTCGCGTAAAATCTGGGCGACCGCCTTGAAGCCAGAGACCGACTCTACCCACGTCTCAATACCACCGTGCTGGGCCTGAAACTTCGCAATTTCGCGGGCGTACTGCGGCACCGTCCAGTGTCCCTTATTGACGTCGGCCACGTGACAGCGCATGTCCGCCCCATACCCCTCGCACTCCAGTAGCAGCATCGCGCCGTCGTCGGCCGTGGTCTTCTCGCTGGCCGCGGGGTCGCCGTAGATGATCCGACGGTGTTCTGCGAGTGCCACTGACCGGTAGGTCTCGGTCCCGAACACGTTGTGGCCGCGCGGGCGGGGCCTGCCCTGGTAGAGCGCTGAGAACGACCATTCCCCCTGGATGGCTCGGATCTTCTCCAGCTCGGCAACGGTGTAGAGCGGATTTTCTGCCCATAATGCTTCTCCGGGTCCGCGGCCAAGCGGGTCATTCTCCTCGGCGATGGCAGCGAGGTTGATGTATTCCCATCCCAACTCCTCCACAATGCGCCCGACCATGTCATCGGGATTCCAGCGCTGCATGACCACGAGGATGGACCCGCCTTCCATGCGGGGCACGATGACCTCGGTCAGGGTCTCCCAGATGCGCTGGTTGAAGATGTCGCTGTCGGCATCCATGCGGTTTTTATAC